TGCCGTGTTTCTCAATTATCTCACCCTTACCTACGCTAGTTGCAAAAGATTTTGCCATGTCGTAAATATTTTTATCTCCAACAGGACCAACTTTTTCAACATCCCAGCCAAACCAAGTTCCTTTGTCGTTAGACATCTGTACGGTTTTTAGTTTATAAATGTGGCTGTATGTAGGCGGAGTAAATAATCCATTTTTACCCTGCATTTTGATACCCATCATCATAGAATTCCATTTTCTACTGACTTTTAATTGAGTAGATTTCATGGATACCAGAGCTTGTTGTGGTGTATCGTTTAAATAAATCACGTAATGGTTAGCTGTATTTTCAAGATAATTACCATTTGCTAATCTATCTTTATAGTCTTTACCTCTAGTCGTTTGACTAATAATATCACTATCAGCGCTGTGAATCATAACAGGGGCACCTGTGCTTGTGCCTCTATCAGCCCACTCTACGTATTGTCTTTTATAAAAAACAGGTATGACTTCTATTTCATCATACAATTTATTTGTAACGGTGTTTATTATTTTGCCAGGTTCTGCCCCCTCGACATATTTACCATCTCTTTTGTTGACCTCTGGAGATAGTTGACCCAAAATTTTTAAGAAAGGTAACGCAAGATCTTCTTGCGATATATTTTGAGCACCTTCGTTTGCATCAGCTTCAAATAAATTTGTTTGTAATGCACCTTCTTTTTTTGTTGTTACTTGATTCATGTTTATTTGTTCCTTTTTATTGTTGTTTTATTCTCTGAGAAAATCCCAAAGATTTCCGTTGGCATTTCTTTTCCTGCCTCAATACGCTCACGGACTAGCGCTTTCAAAGTCATGGGCTCAACCTTCATCTTTTGTGTCGGTTGAAACCCTTGACCTTTCGCAAGTTCGGCATAATCAGCCGCCTTGTTATCCTCGTTACGACCAAACGATACGGATATCTCATTTTTGATTATATCGCCTAAGCCATTTTCACGAAGCCAGTTAAACGCCGACTCTTTGTTTGCCTCTGTAATAGTGGCACGATACGACGTTGAAACTTTCAGATGTGATCCATCATGAAGTTTTAATTCTGCTAAACCCATCTCACTCATCATAGTTGGTATAACCTCACCTGATATGTGGTCTCTTTTCTTTTTCATCATCTTTAAATCGTTTTCTAAATCTGCGATACGATCATCACATGTTTCTAATCTTTCAACTTGATCCGCGAGTGACTGAATACCTTCAGTCTTTTTCATTGCATCTTGTTGGTCTTTTTCAAAATCAATTGTCATCTATTTCTCCTTTCTCGTATAGATTAATTTCAATAGGATAATATTTTCTTTCCTGTTTGTCCCATTTTAACAAATTGTATTTGCCTCCAGTAATATCAGATACGATAGAGCATGCAACACCTATGATTGCAGGATCACCTGTAAGTAGTAAATAATCTTTTTTCTTATAATCTTTTAAACCTTGTCTTAATTTATATATAAGTGGACCAGGTGAAAAAATCATTTGTGAAAACTCTGGTAATAAAAATTTAAACTGGCCATAACTTGCAGCACCCATAATATTTATTTTAGGATTACCTGCACGTGTGCCAGCAATTTCTTGTATAACGTAAACCGTAGATACAAAATTACTTTTTAAATTTTCGTATTTATTACTTTCTGACATTGACAAATCATATAACATCCTTTATATCAATGTCAATAGAAAGATGAATTATAAATTTAAAACAAAACCATATAAGCATCAGTTGACTGCTTTAGAGAAGTCATGGAATAAAGAAACGTATGCATACTTTATGGAGATGGGTACGGGCAAAACAAAGGTGTTAATTGATAACATGTCCATGCTTTATGACAAAGGCAAAATAGATGGTGCACTAATAGTTGCTCCAAAAGGTGTCGTAAAAACTTGGTACGAGCACGAGCTTCCTACACACTTAGCAGACCACATAGAAAATGTGTCCGTATTGTGGCAACCAAATATTACAAAAAAACAACAAGAAAAATTAGAAACGTTATTTGAAATAGAAACAGCTTTACATATTTTAGTCATGAATGTTGAAGCATTTAGCACAGAAAAAGGTATGAAGTTTGCATCTAAATTTTTAAACTCACATAAAACTTTAATGGCTATAGACGAGTCTACTACAATTAAAACACCTACAGCTAAAAGAACTAAAAATATTATAGGTCTTGGTAAGTATGCAAAGTACAGAAGAATAATGACAGGTTCTCCTATTACAAAAAACCCACTAGATTTATACACGCAGTGTGAGTTCCTTGATCCGTATTTATTA